CCAGCAAATCTACGACCTTCTTCTACGATAGTTCCTAGCAATGAGTACAAAACTTGAGAAGGCTCTTTATATGGTAGAGGTAAAATGTTGTCACGCATTGTGCCACTTGGAACATCCACGTCACGGAACTCACCTGGGCTTATCGGCGTGTCATCGCCTTTAATACGTAGTCCACGAGTTTTGAATCCGCCAGGCAAATTAGATAATGTACCTGCGTCAACTAACTGACGGATTATTGATGTGCCAGATTTAGCAAAAGCGCCGATGAGGTGGATAAGACCAAAAGCATAGAATCCAAAACCAGGAATATATGGATAGTGAACAAAGTGTTGACGTTTCTGATGAGCTTCATCATCTGGCTCCCAATTGCGGCGAATAGCTAAAATCTCGCTAGTGCCTTTTTCTAAAGTAACTACGTATGGAAGTGCAATACCTGTAGGCTCACCGTCATCATCTACATCTTCATAGCCTGGTAAGTCTAAGTCTACATGCATCTCTAATAATTTAAAGCGACCGTCTGATGAAGCACGGAAGCCCATCTTCTCAGCAATACTTTTCTCAACTTCATCCATCGTTTGAGAAGGTTCGCCTAGGTCTACATCACGGTAGAAGCCTTCATATTGAAGACGCTTAATCTCATTCTCTGTCTTACGCATCACATGGGTAACGCGCTCAGCTGACTCTAAGCTAGAAGCTCCATAGGGGACAACTACGTCTTCAGCTGGTACATACATAGATACTTGACGCCCTAAGTACGGGTCAAAGTAAACTTTCTTAAACGCGTTACCAGATAAGCCTAAGCCCCATAACATGCGCTCATGCTCTGGACGATACTCTTTCATCACATCCATAATCTGATAGTTCATGTCATCTTGTACACGAACCGCTGCTTCTTTTTTCTCTGTTGTTTCTTTGCCGATAATCTGTGTCTTAACAGGACCCGCCGCTGGCATGGTCTCCATCATGGTCTCAGCTTGGAATTTAACTAATGACTCTGACAATAGTGGGTGATATACACCACATGCGCCTTCCCAAGGTTCAGCTCGGTCTTCAATCTTCATACCTAATAGCTCTAAGCCATCAACGTATGTTTGTATCCAATCTTTTCTAGCACTGATGTCAGAATCAAAATCACCAACTAAATCACTAGCAATTTTTTGTAACTCACTAGGGTCTATCTCGTCAGCAAGGTTTGCGCCAAAGTCTTCTTCGTCATCCTCGGCTTCTTCTATTCTTAATATTGGTTGACCATCAATACCAATCTCTACAGACTCTGGGTCCTCGATGGTAATCTCCATCGCTGGTTCATCACCCATCTCTTCTGGGTTTAATTGGTCTAGACCTAAAGGAGCCTGTCCGAGTGATTTGTCAATTGCCATTTTTTATCCTTAGTAATATGCCGCTTTTTTACGATACTTATATAACATATCGTCTTCTGGTTCATCGCTTGGTAAGCGAATAAATCCACCTTGCCTAAAACGCATTAGTGCCAATGTAGTAGAGTCTACCAAATCATCGTTGACTCCGCTAGGGAAATCGTTACATTCTTCAATTACTTCCTTTGCCCACCTGTGGGGCGGCGCCCAGACAATCCCTGAGTTAAACAAATCTGAAACAGCATTAACTCTAGAGATTTTATCTTGACCTTTGCCAGGTGTGAACTCCCCAACCGGTATACCCATGCGCCTGAGCTCTTGATAGAGTGCCGCGCCATTGGACTTCTTTTCAACCATGAACGCATCCGGCTCCCAGTCTTTATACTCCTCAAGAACAAGTTTTTTGAGTTCCGGGAACTCCAGCCTCTTTTTAATTGCATTGAGGAGAATGATGTTGTAGTTGTTCGTCTCTTCGTTAAAAAAGACCCCCCACGTTGTAAGCGCATTGTAGTCAGCCCTATTGTTAGCTTCTTGAGCCGCGTCTAGACTCATGATAGTAAATTCACAATTCGGTGGCGTATCCTCTTCCCATATCTGCCACCACTCCCTTTTAATAAGTGCACCCTCTTCTGAGGTCGGCTTTTGCATATACTGGGCGTTCCAATATCTAATGTCAAGTGCCGCCTTCTTTGCCAACAACTCTTCTACATCCCAGAACTCAGGCCAAAGTGCTTCGCCGTCGTCTTTAATTGCCGGAAACTCAACGACTTCCCAGGGGTCTACGTCTTCATTTTTCTCCATCTGACTAGTTATCTGACCAGTCAGGTCAAGTTTAGACCACCTAGTCATAACCACGATAATCGCTCCACCAGGCATTAAACGCTGGAGAGGACCAGATTGAAACCATTCCCAAGCAGGTAAAAAGACATCGGGTCGTCCAGTTTTAGCATCTTGCTCAGAATGAGGGTCGTCAATAATAAAAAGGTCAGCACCGCGACCAGCAAGAGCGCCACCGACACCAATAGCAAAATATTCGCCATTATAGTTAGTACCCCATCGTGATGCCGACTTACTGTCAGCTTGCAACTCTACTTCTGGAAAAATGTCTTTATACGCATCTGAACCCACAAGGTTACGGACTCGGCGACCGAAATTGACGGCAAGGTCCGCTGTATGAGAAGCCATAATAACCTTCTTCTGTGGAAATTTACCCAAGAACCAAGCCGGGGCCAGGTACGAGATAAGCTCTGATTTTCCATGTCGCGGAGCAATATTAACGATAACGCGTTTCTTTTTGCCGTTAGCAATGTCTTCAAAGATTTGAGCCAGTTTAAGATGATGTGGACCAACTTTATACCCCGGATATACGTGTTTAACAAAGTCTAAAAAGGACAGATTTGCAGCTATTTTAGTCAGCCCAGCCTCGTACTTTTTAATTAAATCTAGGGCTTTTTTCTTCTTTTTTGGGTCTAATTTAGGTAAAAGCTCCTTCAACTTGAATATAGCTTCTGGAGTTATCTGTGGAGTGTACGCTTCTGGCATTATTCTCGGCTATTAATCTCTTTATTGACGACTTCCCTAGCTTCTACGTCAATAACTTTGTTCTCTACACTATTAATAAGCTCAAAAAGCTCTTTCTCAACCTCTTCCATCGTCTGATGCTTGACTGTAACCTCGGTTCTCTTCTTAAATGCGTCCACTCCATCCACTTCACCTAGCTTAGCAAGGGCAGTTAGGCGTGTTTTTGGGTCTTTTGTGGTCTCAATCTCCTGTATAAGACGGTTTACCACGTACATTTTGAATTCTGCAAGGTCATCTACTAGTGCTATGTTAGTCCTAGCTACCACACCAGCAAGGTATGCCTGGGTTTCATTAGGGAAAATAGCAAAGTTGGGCCTGAACTCAGGGTTTTCCATCATCATCTTAGCTAAAGTCATAGCCTGATTAGCATTTTCTTCGGTAGGCTCGATGGGTTTACCTGTTAAATCGGACATAAGTTTGATAACGTTGACCCTGTGTTGCAATTCTTCAGACGGAGAGAGGGCCGGAAATGCTTCTGCAGCATTTTTTGGAAGAGGAATGTTTTCCTCAATGTTGGGTACTAACGAGTTTTCAGTGTACAAGAGTTCTGGCTCCAGTTTTTTAAAAGTATATAACACTTTACAAAATTTTTATAATAATTTTTTTTGCATAGCCCTTTATTTTTGTGACGGGGGGTGTTTTGCATGAAATTTTAATGAGAATGGTTCTCAAAAAGTAATAGGGGGTGGTGTGGCGTTTGGATTCGAACCATGTCCTAGTATTGTCTACCTGTACGTCCCACCGTACTGACGCCGCGCAAGCATTGTATCAAGTTTTTACATACTTAATCGGATTTATTGGGTGAGATTGGGTGTGGAAATGGGTGGAGTTTGGAAAAACGTAGAGTTATTTGTGTAGGTTATGGGGTATGGGGTATGCGATGGTACCTAATCAGACAAAAGGGGGGTGGGGGTCGCTGTATACCCTCTGAAACTTTACTTATGCCCCATATATCTGCTATATATTAATCATGGCAGTATGTTCTGCTAATTACTAGGAGTTAAAACCATGAAAGAAATATGCAAGTTCTTTTACAAAGACACAATGACACTCGTTAAATGTGGTGACACTGTTTCATTCAGTAATCGTAGTTGGACAGTATGGGAGTTAGTAGAGGCTGAGTTATCTATGGACTCACAGATATGGTGTCGTAGTAATGACGAAGAGGCTTACATCGTTAAGGCTGACCCATCTGACTTTGGTGTACGTGCTATTAAGACCAAGGTTGACGATGACCACTACCGTGTGACCACTACTGATACCAAGGCACACATACTTAACCTACGCTCTGGTGAGGCGATGACCTGTGATAAGGCACATTACTACAAATCAGTTGACGATGGTATGTCAGTAGGTCAGTACTTCAAGCAATACTTCTAATCAACAGGGGGCTAACCACCCCCATCTTTAAAGGAATGATATGAACCCAATGAAGTTAGTTTATGAATGTAATAACGAACCAGTAGTAATTGGTGACGTAGTTCATGTACGTAATGAACAGTACTATATCCAAGGCATTGTCCCACCACATAAGCCTAGCAGTACAGGTCGTGTGTGGTGCACTGAGAAGTTAGGTTCAGGTCGAATCATCGAGTGGTTTCCATCTGTTGTCGGCGCCCACTGGATTACGCTAAAAGTAAACGGTAATTAACAACAGATAGGATTAAGAACGGGGACTTCGGTCCCCTTCTTTTTTAGCCCTTTGAAACCAGTTATTTGTCGTTGCGTGCATGAGGCGTGTGCGTGGCTAGGACGTTGTTTACCGTGCCACCACCCCCTGAAACTGTACTTATAGGGCTAGATAATGCTATCTAATATACAGGCAATGTTGCCTACTTGTTCATTCTTATGAAAGGTTTATATGAACACACAAACTAGTATTGCGGACATTTTGTCCATCAAAGACCTTGCTTACAAGCAAGCCGTTACAAGCGACGTATCACGTGTACAAGCTCGCTATGCCCTAAATAACATTGTGGGCTTTCCTGAAGACGTGCCTGAAGAGGCAAAGACTCAGTTGTTTGAGGGTTATCGTTTGCGTTTGAACGAGAACAACCCGCCTGTTGTTTATGCCGTTATTGACGGCAACTATGTTCTAGCTACTGATGACATGGTAGCGAACAAAAAGGTTGAAAAGATTAAAGTGGGCGTTGATTATGCCTACAGTTTCAGCCAGCAACAGTTTGGTCAAATGAAGAACGAACAGCCTCAGTTGCACGCACTTATCAAAGAATGGCGTGACAAATCAGGTAAGTATTGTTCAAACCGTTTGGCTGACCTCAAACGTCAAGCTCGTACTATCCTCAACGAGGGTAAGCAACGTGACCGTGCCCCAACGGTTTCATTTGGTGAACGTGTTATCACAGTACTTGATGACCTCAAAGCCAAGTGCAAAACCGCCAATGCACGTGGTGATGACACCGCAAACGAGAAAGCTCTACGTGATGCATGCGTGGCTTTCATGACTAAGTGGAATCACCCAACCGCTAAGTAATTCTTAGCTAACCCAAACCCTGACAGGCTTTGCCTGTTGGGGTTTTTTTGCGTCCAGACCTTTTGAAACCAGTTATTTGTCGGTGAGCGTGTGTGGGCGTGAAGGCTAAATAGGGTTTCACTATACCCTGAAACTTTACTTATGACTCTGCAAAATGCTATTAATAAATCATGGCAGTATTTTCTGCTACATTTAGGAGTTAAAACCATCATGAATACTAAACTATTCACATCAGTAAAAGATGCATCATATCAGTCATGCCTTACATCAGAGAAGGCTCAAGCTACTGCTAGTTATATCCTAGAAGTAGAGCCGAACTTTGTTGACAATGCATCAAAAGAGATACTCGCTCAAATCAAGGAAGGTCAAATCCTACGCTATGGCGAGACTCATGAGCCGAAGTATTATGTTATCGCTGATGGTAATTATGTGCCATGCGATGCTAAGACTAAGGGAGCAATCAAGGTAGATGCTTATTATGCGATGTCTTACTCATCACAGCAGTTCGGTCAATTCAAAAACGAAGACCCTGCTAAGCATGGTATCTTGAAAACTATCAGAGATGATATTAATAAGTATTGCTCAAATCGCTCTAGAGACCTAGTCTCATCATGCAGAAGACTCATAGCAGAGCGTAGCGGTATCAAGAAGGAGCGTAGTGCTACAAAGTCATTCGCAGTATTTATTACTGAGATGATGGATAGCGCTAAGTCCAGAGTCAAGACTGCACAAAGTCGTGGCGATGAAACTGCAGATGCCAAAAAACTAGGCGATGCAATTAAGGCTTTTGACAAGGTCTGGAAAGCGTAAGACTGAACCCTGCTAGGCAATTTGCCTAGTGGGGTTTTTTTGCGCCCAGCGATTTGAAACCAGTTATTTGTCTGTGAGCGTGTGTGCGAGGCAAGCCAGTTAAATAGCGTTTCACGGTGTCGTGAAAAAGAGTCATAGTCCACACAATGTAACATTCGTGTATATGAGCTAGTAATGAGCTACGCATCATCTACCGTTCTCAGAATTGATAGACTGAGTGGTTCGTTCTAACCTTACTTATAGAACAAAAACATTTTTAGAACAAGATTTCTGCTTTGTAATCATAGAGTTAGAGCTTTGTTCTATTTGTTCTACTGTTTTTAGAGGGGGGTCGGCTAAATACAAAAATTCGTAGAGCATAAGACCTCTTTTCCCAATGCATAAAGTTTTATCAAAAATCATCTCACACGAGGGGTATACTTAAAAAAACGTAGAACATTAGAACAAATCATATATATAATATATTTATATAATAATAACTTTAAGAAAAACAAAGACTTACCTCACCTCACCTCGCATTTTTCTGTTCTATACGTCAAGTTAAAAAAATAGAACAAATAGAACATTTAGAACAGAACTTAGAACAAATCCGCCCATCATGGGTGAGATAAAAAAGTCACACAACCGCTTTGTTTATATGTCAAGTTATGTTATACTAATGTCTGGTGGGGGATTGTTTTAAATAACAACCCCTTTGTTCGTGAAACATTAAATAGTGTTTCACGGGGTAGTGAAAAAGGAGAACGATATGACGATGTTTATTGGCAACGAAGAGCTAGAGATACAGATATTTAACCCTGTATTGAATGAAGGCTTATACCTCGCTCAGGACTTATGCGACCCAGCATCACCTGATG